GTTACACAGAATATACTAAACAAATGGAAGGAAGGTGATGATCCAGAGATGATTGAGATAGCAAAGGAAGAGGAAGAGAATGTGTATCAAATGTTTAAGGATTGTGTTGAAGAGGAGATAGAATGGGCAGAATATTTATTTAAAGATGGGAGTATTATTGGTTTGAATGATAAATTATTACAGAACTATGTTGAATGGACTGCTAACCGTAGGTTAAAGTCAATGGGATTGAAACCTATCTTTGATATACCACTAGCAAACAATCCATTACCTTGGACTGCACACTGGTTGTCTTCTAAAGGACTACAGGTAGCACCACAGGAGACAGAGGTGGAGTCGTACATGATAGGGAGCATTAAACAAGATGTTAAGAAGGATACTTTCAAAGGTTTTCAACTATGACCGATACACCTACACCACGAGACGAGTCGTGGAGAGAGGAGTACGCAGGGATGATCCCCCTAGGTACATACAAGAGGAATTTGCTTCAGAATGGGCCGAAGTCCCTATCCCAGAGTTGGATGATGCAAGCTATGCACAACGACTGGAAGAAGAAGAAAGGTATCAAAGATCCAGAGCCACCGAATTGCCAGAGCAGCATGAAGGAATGGGAAGAAAGTGTGAAGAAATACCAGACCCGTGGTTCAACTGACTAAATAGGTCCATGAGCGTAATAATCTACCAAGAACATTGCGAATATCTTGAGAAAGAGAATGAGGAACTCAGAGATGAGGTTCTCTTTCTAAGACAGCAGCTTGAATATAAAACTATGGGTCTCCCAATAGGAGATATAAATACTGAGGAATAGATAATGGGCATGTGGAAAAGAATAACCAAACTTCAGAAGGAAGTTATGAGAACCCCTGGACCTATCAGGGTACAACTTTTACTTCTAACGACATTAACTCTTTCTTCGGTTACGTCTACAGGATTACTAATCTGCAATCGGGCAAACAATACATCGGAAGAAAATACTTCTGGTCAAAACGTAAGCCTAGAGGTGGTAAGAGAAGGGTTACGTCTGAGAGTGACTGGAAGAAGTACTATGGAAGCTCTGACGAACTTAAAGCAGATAGAAAGTTACTTGGGAACGACCTATTCAAGAGAGAAATCCTCAGTCTCCATACCACCCTCGGCAAGGTAAACTATGCCGAAACAAAAGAACTCTTTTTAAAGGGAGTTCTAACAGAGTCAATGGAAGATGGCTCACCACTATATTATAACAATAACATCTTAGGACGTTATTACAAAAAAGATTATTTTGGAAAGAGAAGCGATCAAGGAGCATCTAAAGAAGCTCAGACAGATTAAAAAGGATTTGAAAAAGAATCCAACAGGAACCCCATTAAGAAAGAGAGACAGGATTGATGTTGATTGTACGGTGCAACGCTTGCGGAAAGGATCTAGAAAGCGTAAGTAGTAAGATTGTTTCATGTGGATGTAGTAACATGACATCTGTGCATGATGATGTTGTGTCTGCTAATGACATGGATCAGGTTATAATATTACAGAATAATACAAAATTTAAAAATCAATCGCTTTTTACTTCACAGGAGTTAGAATATCAAGAGGCAAGACGAAGAAGAGGAGTTCGTAAAATGATTTTTGAAGAGAGATGATAAATCTTGATGAGAAATTCCATAGTTACTTAGAGAAAGGTGGCAAGACCTTCAGGATTGATGGTGTTGACGAACCTCTTAGAGGATATGGATATCAATGTGATGGAAACGACATAGTGGGTTACTACGTAACGACAACTAATTATAAATTGTACTATAATTTAAACGAACAGTTCCTAAAGATGGAAGCTTTAAACGAATGAAGATTTTTATTGACAGTGCTGACACTGATGTTATCAAGTCTTGTTTCAAGACAGGACTTGTTGATGGGTTAACTACCAACCCATCTCTTATACGTAAGAGTGGCAAGAAGCACGAAGATGTTTACCAAGAGCTCAAGGATATCGGTCTGAATGATATCAGCATGGAGGTCATAGGTAGTAAAGAGAATATGATCTCTGAAGGTAAACGATTACACAAAAAGTTTGGCAAGTGTGCTACAATTAAAGTACCTTGCACACCAGATGGATTGATGGCATGTGTAGAACTTGCAGAGAATAACATAAAAGTTAATGTTACTTTGATATTCTCACAGTCACAAGCAATACTTGCTGCTAAAGCAGGTGCTGCATACGTGTCACCATTTGTAGGTAGAGTAGATGACAACTCCTTTGGTGGGTTGTGTCTAGTCAAGGACATTGCTAACGTATTCCAGAGACATGGTGTTGAGACTAAAGTTCTTGCAGCATCTCTTAGGGGTGTTAGAGATGTAGGTAGAGCATTTGAATACGGTGCTGACATAGTTACTATGCCACCCAATGTATTTGAAGGTATGTACAAGCATATCTTAACTGATAAAGGTTTAGATATATTTGATAAAGATCATGCTGCCACAATCGCTAAACTAAATAGTGATTTAACACCAGCAGCATGAAGAATTTCACTGTTTACTCTAAGGATGGATGTCCTTATTGCCAACAGATACTAGAAGTACTAGGTCTTTCTGAACTAAATTATGTTGAGTATAAACTTGATGAACACTTTAGTAAAGAAGCATTTTACGAACAGTTTGGTGAAGGTGCTACCTTTCCACAGGTAGTAATGAATAGTGAGAACCTTGGTGGAGCTCAAGAGTCCATCAGATATATGCAAAAAGAAAACATTTGTTGTAATGTATGATTGAACTAACTGAAGAAGAATTTCAAGGAGATCTAGACAAATATACGCTTCGTATACAAAATGGCGAAGACTTCCTTATTAAAAAATCAAGTGGTGAAAAATATATTGCCACTGATATTGAAAAATTCCAAAACCCTTGTGACATATAATTATGAGTATTCGTAAGCACATTGAAGCAGCAGATGATGCCCTACGCTTGGCAATCATTGAAGCACTAGAGAACAAGAGAGATGAACAATTGGAAACAATGTTTGAAGCTCTCACTAAAGTAAAAGAACTTATCCTTACTACCCCTATCAGGGGTGTTGATAATGTTGCTAGTTACTATAGGAACAAAGCAGAGTATGATTTTAAATTAGACTCACCTCATCTTGACGACACAATTATTAATTTCCCAACTGGAAATGCTGCTGCTGATACAATATCTTTCTCTGATGATGTAGGATATACTTTAGGTCAGGATGTAATTACCTTTGGTGATCAGACAAGTACTAAGCATGGAAAGGACTTAGATAAATTGGATGGTCCTTCGTAAGTTATAAATACTTCTAGCTTAGATTAAGTGTCTTCAGGACTAGAAGTATGTCAAAACTATTAGCAAACCAGATTGCAAATTATAATGATAATGGACCCGTTGAGGTAAAAGAAGGTATTAATATACCTACTGGCAAACCTTTTCAGGTTGCTGGTGGTGCTGGAACTACTGGACAATATTTAAAGTCTACTGGTAGTGCGGTTGCTTGGGAATCATTCCCTACTATACCTGCTGCTCAGGTTCAGACTGATTGGAATGCCACTAGCGGTTTAGGTCAGATATTAAATAAACCTACTCTTGCTACGGTAGCAACTACTGGAAGTTATACCGACTTAACAAATCAACCTACAATACCTGCTGGTCAAGTCCGATCTGATTGGAATGCGACCTCAGGTATTTCTGCTATTGATAATAAACCATCTTTATTTGATGGACAATATACTTCTTTGATAGGAGCACCAACGGTTCCTTCTACAGTAAATGACCTAGCAGACGTTAACATACCTAGTCCTGTTGACGGACAGTATGTGATGTGGGATCAAGCAACTACTAGATGGATACAGGGTGCTGGTTCTGCTGGTATCTTGGATATTGTTGAGGATACTACACCTCAACTTGGTGGTACACTTGATGCTAATGGTAAAAACATTGACATGGGTAATAATACTATTACCGATGATAAAGTTGGAGAATGGGATGCAGCATATTCTTGGGGTAACCACACTGCTCAAGGATATCTAACAACATATACTAACACTACTTACTCGCAGCAAGCAGTCGCTTCTGCTGGTGGTGGTGTTTCTTTACGTTTAGTTGATAGTGGTGGTGCTCAGGATGATATTACTATCAGTGCTGGTACTGGTATTACTCTTGATCAAATAGGCACTGAAGGATTTAGAATTAATTCTACTGGTGGTGGAGGCGGTGGCGGTGGTGCTACTGTTACCACTTCTGATGCAGCACCTAGTACACCTACTGATGGAGACCTCTGGTGGAAATCTAATGAAGGTAGACTAAAAGTTTATTATGATGATGGTAGTGGTACTCAATGGGTTGATGCTTCACCTCCATTGTTACCATCATTCACTGAACAACTCAGGGATGCTAATGGAACAGCACAATTAGATGCTAATGGAAATCAATTTGATCTATCTGGTCATATTATACCATCATCTAATGCAGCATTTGATATAGGTTCAGCAGAGAAAAAGGTTAGACACCTCTTCTTATCAGATAATTCCTGCTGGTTTGGTGATGGGTACAGTAGAATATCTACAGTTAGAGGTAAGATTAAGTATTATAATAGGGATGTTAATAAAATACCATCAAAATTGAAAGCTGAGGGTATTACTTTTAGTGTAGCAAAAACACTAATAGAACAACAACTGGGTCAAGGATTCCCTGGAAGAACTTGGAATCAAATCAGTGATTTTACTGTAAACCACTGGTTGTATGTGTGGTGCTTGCATAATAATGTTCCTAGTGGAACATATTCAATAGCAGATATGTTCGTTCCAGAGTACACAGGTGGAATCAGTGAAGGATTTGATGGCTGGAATGTCAACCCTGAATATGATCCTGATGATTTTACTGACGCAATAGAGTTCGGACAGAATGGTAAGAGAGAAGCTCCTTTCTTAACAGATGATGCTGAAGAATATAAGTTATTAGAATCTGATACATTCATTCGTTCTAATGTTCTTGCTGACTTCTCAGTCAAAGTTATTGGATGTCTAGGAACAGAAAAGAATTACTTTGATATGACTATCTTTATACCTCAAGGTAACACACCACGTACTATATCAAATTTAATTATTGATGGTACAACTGCAACTCAGGTTAAAATTACTGGAACACCTGAGGCAAACACAACACAAACATTCAAGATCAATGCATTGTTCCTTGGTGCTGAATGGAAAGCAACCGTAGCAATAGGTTAATAAAAAATGGCAATTAATTACCCCTCAACAGTAGGACAGGCGACTGATGGGTCGTTTACACACACAGCTCAAGGACTTACATGGGCTTGGGATGGCACAACATGGATGGCACAAGGTGCAACATCTGATTATGTTTTACCCACTGCTACTAACGTGTTACTTGGTGGTGTGAAAGTTGATGGCACTACCATTAATATTAGTGGTGGTGAGATAAGTGCAACAGCATATACCTTACCTC